AGATGGTCTTACCTAATTTTTTCTCAAGGAATATAGGAGGAAATATATATCTTCAAGGAAGCTCTAAATCGAATGTATCATATTATGTTGGTAGGTTAGAAGAAGATGGGTGCTTCGATGAGCTGTGCGAGAAGATAAGGGTAAAAAGAGATCGTATTTATAACATGGAAATAATATCACTATCAGATGACAAGGCGACAGTTTAATCAGTTGATAAATGAGCTAGACGGCAAAAGCCCGTTTATCGTATTACATAGGGATGCCGTTGCGCCTAAATACGTGGGCGTGGAGGTGTCGAAGGATGGGATGGTATACAGATATGCGATAATAGGGATAAACGATGAGTATAAGGCTAAAAAAGCCCTTATTTCGAAAATATTAGGCATAGCTAGTTACCTAAATGGCAATAAGCCCTTAAAAAAGGGTTAATTAGATGTATTTATGACCTGCGGCATCATATACGATATAATGCCATAAATGACGTTGTATAGAGGATATGTATGATAATATGATAGATAACGCATTCGTGTCTTGATATCATAATATTATGCCATTATATCCTCTTTTTGTATAAAAAAGATAACAAATGATACAAACATCTTGAATATGGATGAGATTAATATAGGAGATGAAATTGTGTTTAATATAACCGGCAACCATAATATAGGATACACTAAAGGAGAAAAGTATATCGGGACAGTGTTAAGTAGGGATCACCGATCACGCCTTTATGTACGGACGATAGGAATGCCTAGGGCTTGTATTGATGAACGGGACGTGGATAAGATTATTGATACGGGTGATGATTTTGATATGGATGAGGCGATCCCGAATCCTGTGGCAAGGGAGTTGTATAAGTTGATGAGCAGGTATATTTATACGTTCGGAAAGTCTCATGAAAATATAAACGGATATATCGTGTATGAGTGTATAATGATGGGTAGGGATTTAAGACACAATGTTATGTGCCTGTTACATGGTCGTGGATTTGAGATACGGCATATTGATAGTTATTCTTGGTGGATGACTAATGAGAGGCTGATGTCCGAGGTAACATATGCGGAGGGGGATATTCATATAGTTGTTCATGAGTGTATGGAGGATTATGTGGATAATGTGAGATTTGAAGAGGAGTTTTATAAAAACAAGGAAGTATGATAAGATGCTTACTCGTGACGGCGATGATAATATTAACACCGCCAAAAGGGAACGGTGGTCTGCCCCACGCCCCAAGCCCTGCCGTGGTAGAGGCACGGGTATGGGATAAGCTGGCGGCCGCCCTGTCTTTCGTGGAGTCAAGGAATGACGATCGAGCATATAACGCCACTTCCGGGGCTTTAGGGAGGTGGCAAATGAAAAGGATATACGTTGATGAGGTTAATAGGATATTACGCCTTAAACGAGAGAAAAAGCGGTACAGGTATCGTGACAGAACGAATCCTGTCAAGGCTAGGGAAATGTTCGAGATATATCAATCTCACCACAATCCTAAAAAGGATATAGATCGGGCTATAAGATTGCATAGGGGATTACATTCCCCTAAATATATTAAGGAGGTTAAACGTAAATTAAGGGAATAATATGAATCGTGAGGTATTAATAAGTATCATTAATAGAGGTAGAATAAGGTTTATCCCAGTAAGAAGATGTTTCTTATGCAATGAATATGTAGGATATAAATTCGTTAGGATGTGTGATGGAAGTATGATACCGGTATTTTCTAGTGGATGTAGGTGTTGTGGCATAAATAATGGGACGCTATCAGAAAGGACTTGGGATGAGGTGCTTGATCTTGTCAAAACGGTACAAAATAAGCCTATGAATGAGAGAACGGAGGAAGATGAATTTATATTAAATAGTTTAATATAAGGAGGTATTGTATATGAAATGGGTGATAATAAAAGGCGTAAGGTATCCTATGTCCGTGGTGTCGGCATTCGCCGCATATTACGGGAACAATCCGTTTCTGAAGATACGGATAAGGAGCAAATATCACATAATTTCTTTTGATAATTTCGATTGTTTGAATATCCAGATAAGGTATTTGACTAACAACTATCCTGACTTCGTGCAGATAGGGAATTGGTATATATCCAAGAAGCAGGTGATGTCGTGGGGCCCAAGGGGGCAGGCCGTGGACGGATCGGGCTGGGTTATATCCTTCACCCTGTCCTTTGGTTTGGAGAACAGTACTCAAATTAAGTTCGACAAGGAAGAGGAGTATCAAAGAGCTTTAGATAGTTTAAATGAGAAGTTCAATGTAATATTATGAGTTGTATCATGAAAACCATGATACTTAGAGGAGTATTGAGACTGATAGCGATCAAGGCAAATGATGTTGTTTAATTAAAAAATAAATTGTTATGGAAATAAGAGAGCATTTATCGGTTTATCTAGAGAGTGGATATCTTTTTGACGATATGTCAGGAAAATTAAAGTGGTTTGAAATTGATAAAATCTTGATCAGTTTTACATATGGAGTAGTTAGATATGTAGGAACATGGGGAGGATGTAGGACTGAGAAGACATTAGATGGGAAATTATTTTATTCGTCCGAAGAATGTTTTAAAAAGGATAAGAGCATCCCTAAGACAAAACTATCAATATATGATGTTTTTAAGTCATTATACGGATTCGCTCCAATAGGTGATGTGTGGAAATACAAAAACGGAAGAGCTGTCAAGTGTAAGTTGGAATGTTTTGATGTTGAAATAGATAATAAAGGAAAAATTTATTGTAAGGAAACATATTACAGAACATGTGAAGATGTGTATAAATTCAATGACTTGACTGTAGTTGACAAGAATGGAGACATGAGATTAGTAAAATCTTCAAAAAGTAAATTAATGCTTACTGATGATCAATTGGATGTCGTGGAGAGAATGAAAGGCATCATTGATGACATGGTTAGGTTAAAGATGATTATGTATATTGATCAAGACTATAATCTTTGTTTTCTGCCGGGAGATAAAATAGAAGATTTGGCAATGGATGAGACAGATGGATTTGTGGATACCACCGGTATAGTGACATCTATAAAATCTAAGGATGTAGTGGAGTTTTATGTAGAAAACCCATTCGTAAAGATAAAGGATGAGTAATATCTGAATCTGGATTGTGGTGGTTCGTGAGAATAGCCACAATCATATCTCTAAACGTGAACATAAGGAGGTACGTATGTCATTCGATTGACATTAGGGATCTAGTTATATTAAAAGAGGAGGGATTATGAAAAAGATTGTATTAAGACTGTATGAGTTTGATGAGCTGTCAAAAGACTCACAAGAAAAGATCATAGAGCGTGAGCGCTGGAATGTAATGGATTGTTGCATGGAAGCTTATGGTGATGATTATATAAGCACCATGAAGTCTTTTGGGGATCTGACAAATACTGAGGCTTATGACTGGGAAGTTGGATATACGAGGTATGATTTTAGATTCAAATTCAAGTACAATGATCCTATATGCTGTCATCCAACTGATTATGATAAGGATATATATCCTAATAACTTATGTGGCAAATTATTGTTCAGGTATATTAACAACAATATTATGCCATATATTATCAAGGGCAAGTATTTCTCCACGTCAGGTAAATATATTGATGGGAAATACAAATACAAGCATAGGTATAGCAGGGTGATGTTTGACTATGGAGATAATTGTCCGCTAACAGGAATGTGTTATGATCGGTATCTCCTGAAACCTATAATTGATTATTACAATGCATGGTGTACTTATCCGGAGGATTTTTCTTTAGAGGATCTGATGAGGCAATGTTATGATAACTTCTTCAAGTCATGGCATGAGGAGTACGAGTATTGGGCTGATAATGAAGATGCGATACGTGAGGAGCTTCATCATAATCAGTATGAAGATCGACTTTATTATGAAGATGGAGATGTTTATGTTGGACCATTAAATGAAATAGCATGAAAACACAAGAGGAATATGCCCGTGAGATTGATGAGATCGTTCTCCGGGATGTAGAAAACCATCAGACTGATTGGTTCGATACTGATAAGAAAATATTTATGCTTCCAGAAAATAAGAACAAGGTGTTTATTTTCGGAACCAGAAAGACTGGGTGTGATTTAATTGTACTGGGTGGTACTAATTGCGATGAAAATAATATGGATCGTGTTTTTGGATGTCTTGGCAATGAAAACTTCTATGTATGTCAGCCGTTCGCTCTTTGGGAATCGTTTCAGGAGATTAAGAAGGTAAATCCTTTGTATGCTTTCAAGGTGGCCACTGCTTATTTTAGAGAGAATGGAATGATTCCGGTGTTTGAAAATGTAAATTGTAAACTAATAAAGCTATGATAGAAGTAATAAGATACAGGCTTCCAATTTATTGGGCTTGCCCGTTAATCAATGATGATTACACTGGATTAACGAATGAAGAATGTGAGGAAATCAAACGCTTCTTGGAAGCAGCAGAAGGTTATCCGGTAGATGTAGACTTGGAAACACAAGGATTCTACCGGTATAATGACGCAGGAACACTCCCCGGAGAATGTGCGGATTTTATTTTTCACAAGTACAATGATTAAACTAAGGTAATTATATACCATCTGTAATTACATAACAAAAAAACATTGATATGAATAACTATATGGTAGCTCATTTATGGGCGAACGAAAAGAAAGAATCAGCTAGAGGTAGCAATTTCTTCTTTGAAGGTGAAAGTATTTATTCTTATGGCTATCACTTTGAGGTAGGAAGAATCGTAAGAAATAAGCGTGGGGAAAAGGCGTATTTGCTTAACAATGAATATTATTCTACTTCCACCAGTGCGCATCAGAGATATATTTACGGTGCAATACCTACTGGTTCAAAGGTATTTAGCGTTGGATATAATATGTCAAATACTGGTAATATGGCATTTGTCACCAGTGGGTTGGAATCCATTAAAGACGCTATTGAAAAATACAAGAAAGCCAGAACTGAATTACCTTATCAGAATGTTTGGGGAGCTTTTAGAAATCTGATGGGTTATATTGAGTTCTTCGATATGGGAACTCCCAAACGTCTTCTTAAGAAGAGCGCAAACGAATGGCTTGGAACTAACCATGAATTATCACGGGAATCAGATAAGATTAAACGTGAACATGTCCGTGAATTGAAACGTATTTTCCAGATATTGTTGAATCATCAAGCACTGGAAGTCCTTGGAACCGTTAATGTGGTTGTGGATGAAGTTTGTGGTGAAGGAACATGGGCTAAATATACGATCAGATACCAAAGATGGACGGAAGGTTGTGAAAAGAGAGAGGCTATAGCCCTTGAAAAGGCAAGGAAAGAGGAAGAGGTTCGTAACAAAACATTGGAAGAACGGATACAAATGTGGAAGTCTGGCGAGATTCTGGAATTATATCTACATTATTATTTGGAGGATGACCAGCCTAACGTATGGCTTCGCATCAAGAATGGCATAATTGAGACTAGTAAGAATATCAAGATAGGACGAGCTGAGGCTGAGAGACTTTGGAAATTGATAAAGTTCTTCCATAATGGCAGTAAATTCCAACACGATATGGTATTGGATACAACCGGTCACAAATGGAAGATCAATAGCTATAAGAATGATATATTAGTTGCTGGATGTCATAGGATCGCATATAGCGAGATGGAGGGTGTTGCGAGACAATTAGGATGGGATTAAACAGATATCAACTAACATTTGAGAGTTATGGCAATCACTATCAGATTTACGGGAGAGACATCCAAGATGTCATGGGTGGCGTTACCGGTGGAGCCGGCGTATATGGGTAGGCGGTCGGGGAAGACAAGGCGTCCACTCATGTCCGTTGGATTGGCTAAACAAACAAACAAAGTTACAATGTAATGATATAACTAAAGTGAAAATAACAACATAAATACATGTAAAATGAAAGAGAGAATGATAATAAAACCATTTAACTTAGAGTTGGCAAAGAAAATCAGCAATGGTGAACGCAAGGGCGAGATTATAACGTTCGGGCATAATTATAAGGTAGAGTTAGTGTATAGTAATAAAGATAGGGGGATATATAATACACTAGGAGTGATTTATTCTGATAGCGGTATAATATCTGACTGGTTCTCTGATAATGGGCTAGGAGCAAGAGGATGTATGCTTTGTATTAATATTCCGGAATATACCACATTCAAGGACGGAGATGTATTGAGCAATGAAGAAGGTGATCACTTATTCATATTAAATACAAACGGGAGCTATCTTACATCTTATTATGTTTCTTGGCGAGAAGGGGGTTGTTTATATTTCAACAATGGAGCTGCCAATGAAAATAATATTGAGAGATACAGATTTGCTACTGAGGATGAAAGGCAAAGGTTTGTTGATGCTCTTAAAACAAGCGAAGAACCTAAAGCCAAAATATGCTTGAAACAATTCTTTGGTATTGAAATAGAACCGAAATATAAATTCAAGCCATTTGATAAAGTTTTAGTAAGAGATACAGAAGACGATGATTGGCACGTAAGTTTGTTTGTTAGGAAAATTGCTGATGCTCAATATAAAGAAGAAAGATATGAATGCTTAAATGGGACGGGATGGATCTATTGTATTCCTTATGAAGGTAACGAACATCTTTTGTAAAAAACGTATTACCGGAATATGAAAATAAAGGCAACCAAGTACAGAAATGATTACAGGGTATGGTTGGACTATGCCGGGGATTACAGAAATGAAAATATAGAATAACATGAAATATCAAAATTTTATGTGCCCTTATGAGCTTGCGCTAAAGTTGCATGAGTTGGGCGTAAATTCGGAGTCGGAATTTTATTTTGTGAAAGAGATGAAAGGAGGGGGAACCCAGATAGATTCAGTTACGCAAAATACAATGAGGTATTCATATAGAAAAGAAGGAGACCTCATACCGGCTTATATGAGTCATGAACTTGGAGAGATACTACCAAGTATGATAAATATCAGTAAATCAAAAATATGGGATGACTGGTTGCAGTTGACACAGTATTTCCCGAATAGGGATAGTAGATATTACGAAGCCGCCTATGTTCGTTACAATGCCTACGATTCGCCAACAGAAGTGTATAGCGGATTTGGGGAAACAGAGGCGGAGTCAAGGGCGATGCTTCTCTTTGATTTGTTGGAAAAGAAGATATTGACACCTGATGGTTTGAATTTAAAGGAAGTGGATAGGAGAAAGGAATATGAGAACGAATTTGAATAGTACAAGTATGAGAAACACATGTCCAGAATTTCCGCTTTTCGGTGCGAATTATCCAGACGCGACTTGCATAGATGGCATATTGTATGATCTGGATAATGTAGGTGATGATGGTGTTCTAATCAAGCCATTGGAAGAAATTCCATGCCCATTCTGCCGAACAGAGGAGTTTATCAGATACGATCCATTCAATAAAGAGTATAGCATGGATAGTGAAGAGGATATAAGAGATTGGTATATGAGCTATATTAATGAAATGAGAAATAAGTATGGGGGAAAATAAGAAGAAACAAACACCATGCCGGAACTTGAAAGATTGGCATACGAACAAATGAAGGAGGTAAACGATGGAGACAGTAAGATTATCAGATTACTCTTCTTATGATAAAAACAAGGGAGGAATACAAAAATTGCGTCACAAATTCAGGAATCAAATACTTGAATATTGGGGAGAAGATACCGGAATCCTAATAGGAACAACCATGGTATATGAAAGACATTTGTGGAACGAGGAAGTTAAAGTAATATGATTATGGATGATAATAAGATAATGGAAGCGGCTAAGTTAATAGCCAACTCATCAGCGGCCTTGATCGAGGCTATGGGGATGATGAGCGAAAATATCGAGAGAGCTAATAGGGGCGAGTCTTTGGCGTATACCGAGGAGGCCTTTAATAAAGTGGTTATGAATAATGGAATAGATTATAATAGTGTTATGAGTAGAAGTTGGATATGAGAAATGGAGGAGGACTATGGGTAAAGAAGTTAAGATAGATGTAGGATATAAAGATGTGCTAGAAAAATCATTATCAGCCATCCAATATCTAAGAATACATGGATTCTCGACGTACATGGAATCGGAGGGGATTGTAAATAGGATAATGATGTTCAAGGATAAGAATGAGATGAGAGATCAAAAGATCAGATCAATTTAATAGAACTAATTATGACAGTAGAGTATAAGTGTATTGATGTTTACAAGAAGCCGGAGAATCCAATGGAATGGTTGCCGTGTCCACGATGCGGCCTCCGGCCTCTGGTCTGGGAGTTCGATAACGGGAGATTCACGGCGTGCGGGTGCGGAACAGACTGTTATAGTCATTGGAGCGTGCGAGCGGAAAGTATTATGTCGGTCATAAAAAGATCTGATAACGGTAAGTCGGCTGAGGTGTATGATATTGATGAACTTAAAAATAACTGGAATCATTGGGTGAGGACAGGGGAGATACTGTTTACGCCAGGGAATGGGAAATGGTAATATGATTAATAATTTAAGATATGGATCATTATTTGGCTATAATTCAAACGATATTGGATAGATGTGAGAACGACAATACATCTCCTGATATCCATGACATGGAGATAATAAAAATAAATCTATGTAGAATAATTCAGACTCGTTACGGATTAACTCAGTTATGGTTCATTCCGTTGATAGAGAGAATACAGAATGCTTGTTGTAAACATCACAATGACGTTGACATGTCATGGGAAGATTTTGTTAAAAAAATGAGTGAATAGGAGGGATAAATATGGATGAGAACGAAAGAAAGAAGGGTATGAACCAAGGAATATGGCTGGCGGTTCAGGAGCTAGTCTATGCCGGGCGCTGGACGCAGGCCGCAGAGGAACTGGTGTCTTTTTGTGGATTGACCGAGGATGAATGTAGGAAGCTGCAAGAAGAAAGCGAATCATTCAATGATGAGATGATTAAGTTTATTGACAATATGTTTGGACGTGAGAATATGATAAGTGAAGGCAGTACTATAAGTGAAAACGATACTATATGTATAAATATTAAGTATCATAAAATAGGGGAAGTCTTTAACTATAAAGTTGGTATGTCTGAAATGACATTAAGAGTAGATAAGTGTGATAGATGTTCGGGATGCGCTTTTGAAAATTATATATATGATTGCGTAAAATCAGGTTGCTTGGGATGCGAAAGGGAAGATGGGGAGAGTGTTAGATATACAATAGTTAATACATAATTTACAAAGCATCATGAATGGAGAAAATATAATACCCAAGATAACGGATAAGCGTGGGATGTCATGGAATCAACCTCATAGGAGGTACATAGAAATCGATGAAGAGTATGCCTTAATGACCAAACAAACCTTTGAGGGTCTTAGGGAATATTCATTGACAATCCCATCAGGGAAATATGAAGGGAAGATGTGGAAGGCTAATAGAGGAGGTACATGGTATCTATATTGGTATGATCATGACGATAATCCGGAGATGATCAAAATAGAACGAAGAGAAATATTGTTACTTAATTAATACAAAATAATATGAGAGATAGAGTGCAAGAGGCTAAGGAAGAAGGCATAAGACAAGGAATATGGTTATGCATACAAAGATTGGTACATATGGAGCAATACGATATGGCAAAATATTTTATAAAGTTATTCGGATTTGATAGAAATGAGTGTGAGATGCTATTGGACAAGAATGGTTCGGATGATAAAATGGAATCATTTATTATTCAGATGGTATTTAATAAAGACGATAAGATAATCTTGGATGATATAGGATATCATAAGATAGGATCTATATTTAAATACAATATCGATTCGAAAGAAGTAGAACTGGAGGTGGTTGAATCCAGTGACGCTAGTTGTGAAGGATGCGCATTTAATAATAGTAAGAATTATTACTGTAAGGATACCCATTGTATTGATGTAGATAGGAAAGATGATATAGACGTTATATATAAAAAGGTAAAAAGATCATGAGTTTAATAGATAAATTAGAGGATTTGGTGGTTAAGGTAGACACCGAATACCAAGAGAAGATGGAGGCGGTGATCCGGGAGATAGTCCCGGAGATGCCGGAAGATAGCGTACGTCATGCCGCCGAGCTGATGTGCACGGACAGGATGGGGAATATGATGGACATAGATGTTTATATATTAAGGGAAGAAGATAGGCCTTATGAATGCCATTATCTAAAGGATCTATTGGAAGATAGGGTAGCTAGAATAGATAAGATGCATGAGGATAAAAGTTACACATACAATATAGATGATAATTATTGGTGCGCTACATGTGGTTCCCATTCTCATAAAAAGGATTCTGAGACAGGGTATTGCTGGCATTGCGATACGGTTAATTGGGTTAAAGAAGATGGAGCAGATGTTAGGGTATAATTACCAAAGAATAAATATGAATGATAGGAGAAAGGATAGTATTAACTATTAATAATGTTTATTTAATTTAATTCAAAAACAAAATGTCTACTTTTGTAGACACATAAAAATTGCATATATGAAAAAGAGTGAGTTTGTAAAGAAATTGGAGAAGATCATCGATATGGTTAAGACCGAAGATGATGGTTTCGAGTATGGTGGTAAAGTCATTTTCTATAAAGAAGATGATAGTAACTATGAAATCTCGGTAATGAACATTGAGATGAATTTGGAAGTAGAAGCCAATGTTATGGCTGGTATGGATGATACGAATTTTACCTGCCTTATGAGTGAGGTTTATAAACAAAAGGCGGTAAAGGCTATAATGATGGAGAAGGATGACGATGAAGACAATTAATGAGATGACCGATCAGGAGATATATGATCTTACTGACGAGCAGATAGATAGATTGATCATAACAAGATGCGCTAAGGAGGGTGTTAGGTTTGTGGACGAACCTCCAGTTATGAAGACATACGACTATAAACCTATTTCTCCATCTAATTTCTTCTACCTTTTAGAAGGATTGAGCATAGCTGTTTTTAATCAGGATGATGCTATTAAAATAGCTAAGTTCTTAAGTAAGTTTGATTTATACAAGACTACATACGATTTCACTATATCCAATGATAAGATATATAATAAGTTGGATATAATCAATATCAAACATATTCCAATGTTTGATACGAAAGATGAGGAATCCTACAAATCTATAAAGGACAAGAATAATAAGATTGAGGAGGAGTATAAAGATCAGGTAGATAAATACAAGAAGGATATAAAAAGAATGAGTGAAATCCATGCCGAGATCTGGTCGAAGGTAATCGATGTAAGAAATAAGATTGATCATATGAATCATCTTAGATTCCTTTTTGTAAAGGAATATCTTCCGTTGGTGGATCATGATACGAATACGGCTATGACGTTTTTTAAGAAAGCTTATGACGTGGATGATGATACGGAAAGATATATTCGTGAAGGGATAAAGGATTACCCATTGTTTAACAACAACATAGATTAATAAGATGCACAATTGGTTTAAATGTACGGTTTCTTATGAGACCGATGCCGAGAACGGCATGAAGAAGAAGGTAAAGGAAGAGTATTTAGTGGATGCCCTTTCTTATACCGAGTGTGAGGCTAGGATCATAGAGGAGATGAGGCCATTTATCTCCGGTGAGTTTAGCGTTGATATCAAACGATTCAGGATAGCGGAATTGTTTGCCATGGATGGAGACCGGTTCTATAAGGTCACGGCTGATTATATTACGATAGACGAGAAATCGGGCAATGAGAAACGCAAGGCGTTTAACTACATCGTTCGGGCCAATGACCTTGATCATGCCAAAAAGAATTTCGAGGAAGGCATGAAAGGAACCATATCAGATTTCGTTGTCACTTGTATCAAGGAAGAGAAGAAACTGATGGACTTCTACGAGTTTGATGGTAAGATCAGGAATCCGGAGAAACATGAGAATAGTAAGCAATAAAGCTAGCTATGAGACCACATCATCCATAGCCGAGAAGTTGATGGAGATAAGTAAGATGGAGGGTACGATTTATCGTATCCTCACATTATCTAATAAGACTTATCTGGCTTCTAAGTTAGGGTATAGTAGGTCCGGGTTCTATAAAAAAATACAGAACAGGAATTTTAATATCCGGGAGCTGGCTCAGATATTCGATACGATCATCAACTTCAAGGATCAAGATTGGACGGAGGGTAAGATCGATAGGCTTAAGAGGTATAGGGCTATGAGCCTTATGGAGTTCAATAAAAGTTATAAAAAGAAAAATGCATGAGAGGTAGGATGTTGCCGTGTGAGAGATGTGGGAGGATGGTAACTATAAGGAGTAAGGGGCTGTGTCCCGCATGCAGAGCCAAGGAACTACCGCCAAAAGAAAGGACGGCGATACGGGTGAAGGCCAAGCCGAAGGGGAAGAGCCTAGCCGTTTTCTTTGGCGCCCATGTGGCTAGGTTGAGTATGACAAGGAGATCTGCTACCGGCGCATACATACCATGCCCGGGGGTAAGCAACATATGCCACTTATACCCTAAACGGAAATATAAATCAGTTGCTGAGGATAATGATAACATTATCTACTTGACGGCTGATGAGCATACAAGATTCGATTATCTATTAGATACGATAGATTTCGGCCGGCTCTTGGACGAGTTTGGCAACGTTTGGCTGTTGGCAGCCAGAAGGATGAGGGATCTCGCACCTAAAGTCGAGGAGGATGGTAAATTAAAAACCAGATTATTATTATGGATAGAAGAAAACAAAAATTACTTTTAGCTCTTGGATACGAGGCTATAAGTGACACGATATATAATAACGGAACGATTATGGAAGTCATAAGCGATCAGGAATCGTTTGATGACATGAGGATCCGTTTATCTAAAAGGCATCATATGGTCATCACGGATGATGGAGTGGTAATAAAGGCGAATCCTGATAAAGGGATGGATGAGTATGCGCCATCATATTACTGGCGATCATCACTTCCAATATTAAGGGCATATCATACAGATCCTAAATTTACCGCATTCTTTGGCATATTAGACGTTTTATCAACGGTTCCGAAGGAAGATATCTATGAGGAAGAAAAGCCTGTTGACGAGCCTAAAAAAGAACCTGATGAGGAGATAGAAATTGAGTATGATCTGGAAACTGAGCAACAGTATTATGCCGCTGAATGGATCAAGGATATCCCGACACCAGTCTTATACAGAATGACCGTGGCTGGCAAGCGTGTTTATTATGAAATGGGAGCTGATGGATACCCTATCATATATGATGGGGCTACTAACAATATCGCTAATGGGTATTGTGATACTTCCGGGGCATTAGAAAAATGGAAAAATGAGATGAGACTCAAGGGTAAGGATCCAGACGAGTACGCCAACTACCGGGCTGACTTGGGTACGATCATGCATTACTTATTTGGATTGTATCTGACTGGAGTTAAGATAAAACTGATTCCAACATGGATAAGAAAAGCTGTCAAGGAAGCTAAGTTGAGAATAGACAAGTATAGGATGGAGCGGATATTAGTGGATAATATGGATGAGTTGATAGAAGATCTAATATCATTCGCTATATTCTGTAAAGAAAGACATGTAAAACCTGTGCTGATTGAGAAGATGTTGAGGTCAAGGAGATTGAAAGTAGCTTCCTCTGTGGATGCCGTGGTGGAGATGGACAGCGAGCCGGAGACAGTGGAGATAGAGGTCGAGACAGGAGAGTTCTATAAGACGGGAGCCAAGAAAGGTCAGCCTAAGACGGAGAAAAAGAAGATAAAAAGATGCAGGAGGATATTCGCTATATTGGACTTCAAATCAAACAGGAAAGGCAATTTCTATGACGAGTACGCTTTCCAGCTTGAGCTATATAGAAGAATGATACTGGAGAACTACGGAAAGATATTGGAGATAGAGGAGATATATAACTTCGCTCCGGGTGATCCTACCGCTAAGACAAGCCAATATAAACTGAAGAGACAAACTGATAATCCTATACTTAACATGGCTACAGTCGTATATCTCCAAGGTAAGTATAAGTTCGAGAAAACCAATTATACGGTTACATCAAGAATAGGTTCTTTGGATATAGAAAGCGATTTTGAATTAAATGGCTTGATAAGAAAAGAGTCATTGAGGGATTATATATATAGGGTGATGAGTGAGAGGAAAGCGTGATGGAGTTCAGGGAGTTTAATAAGAGCGTTCATAGATATGAATTGGATCATAGTAAGCCAAGGAGGAAGCTGACGTGCCCACAATGCGGCAGGGATAGATGCTTTACGCCGTACGTAGATGTAACCACCGGACAGATAGTAGGGGAGCAGTTTGGAGTATGTGATCACAAAAATAAATGTGGTTATTTTAAATATCCAACAGGCAATGAGCTTGGGAGCAATGATCTTTTTACCGATTCAAACAAAGTATTAAGGAGGTATAGGCCTCCCGTGGATCCGGATATAGCCAACTGCATTCCGGTAAGCAAGATGTTTGAGACGCTTAATCCTTTCGAGACATCTGATCTTCAGGATTATCTATCCAATATATTCGGATCGTATCATACCAATAGGGCATTTAGCTTGTATAAGGTGGGGATGATGAGATTCGGGGACTGGGGTAAGTGCTGTGTGTTCTGGCAACTGGATAAGAATTGGGTGGTGCGGACCGGGAAGATAATGGACTACGGGCCTGACGGGAAGAGGGTAAAGGTTCCCATGGATCACGTATGTTGGGTGCATATACTGGACGGTCAGGATTACCTGCTTAGGCAATGCCTGTTCGGGGAGTTCCTTATCAACTTCTATCCCAATGACGCTCCGGTGTATATAGTAGAGTCAGAGAAGACGGCTGTTATCTGCAACATCGTGTACCCTAGTAGGTTGTTCATGGCCTGTGGCGGTATCCATATGTTGAAGAGGGAGATGGTAGAGACATTGGGTAGGAGGCGGATAGTCCTGTACCCGGATAAGGGCGACGCTTTCAACGAATGGAGAAAGAAGGTGGACAAGGATATGAGGGGGATGAATATAGAGATAAGTGATTTTCTAGAATCAAAACCCAATATAGATGAGGGGATGGATATAGCGGATTATTTTATAATTAAACAAATTTACAATAATGGCAAAGGTAGTTGATAATTACAAGGGATTCAAGGTGCTTGAAATAACAAGACAGGAGATGATGGATAAGCTTACCAGATATGGGTGCTTAGGTATTTGCGATATGTGTAACAGACCTACATCCGTAGGTTATTACGTGGCGGTGATCAATCAATGGATGTGCAAGGACTGTTACAATGATTTCATCAAGTCAATTGACAGGTATGAGGAGGACATGAAAATAGAAAACAAGAATTTTAATAGATTCTGCAATCTATTTAATGTTAAGATGGAGGAGACGGTATGAAAGAATTGTCTTTAGCCCAGAAAGCTATGTTAAACGGGTCCATATGCCCATACTGCAAGAACCCGTCCACTATGATAAATACGGTAGAGGGGAAGCAAGTAGGGTGCGAGAAGTGTGGGGCTTGGATGAGGTCTGATTCGATGGGTAAACCAGTAGGGAGATTGGCGAAACCAGAGCTTCTTAGGGCCATGGATATAACAGCTATTGAGATCGATAGGTTCTTGAAAGAGTCGAGTTATGAAAGGAAAAACTTTTACAAAGAGTTATCCAGTGAGCTAGGAATACCAGAAGAGCATGTGTCTCCGTATAAGATGTCCTTATTATCATTGCTTAATGTTATGAGACATATCAAGGTATATGGGAAGAACCATATACAGATACATGAGGGTACCACGATAGGTAAGGCTTGCTCTAGGCACGGAGCGGTGGCGATCGGGAGTAACGCCTGCCACGGATGCCCGGAGTTTCTGTTTCATGTGGTAGACAATACAACCAATACGGTAGTCTGTGATACAGACATGAGTTATGGAGATTATGTAGGTGAAAACAAATAAATTTGGGCAATAATATCAATAGAATAAAAAATGAAAGTAATTTTTATTCATAAGCCAACAGAATTTTATGTTGGAGGATCGGTGTACAACAAATCTTATTGCAAGGATAAGATGATAGAAAAAGGCATCAGCGAGAACCGGGCAGAGATGCTTAGTGATATAATAGGTCCATACGTATGTGTGTGGGAGATAAAGGACGGAGATGATCCTTACGAGAGCATGAGAAGCAGACTCGGAGATAAAGCCTCATATTTAGATGGAGAGGATATTATCGTAGAGGATTATAATTATGACGAGGAGGACGAGGATGGGGAGATCGACTGAATACTATAGGACACATCCGGAGGCCAGAAGAAAGAAAGCCGAGACGGATAAGAAGATCAACGCCCGCCCTGAGCAGAAAGCCAAGAGACGGGAGTTGGGTCGCAAGAACTACAAGACCGATAAGTTGAAAGGTAAAGCCTATCGGAAGGGAAAGGATTTATGCCATACGGCTAAAGGACTTAGATATAAATCAAGATCAGCTAACAGAGGGTCTAAATCCGATACGGCTGGCGATAGAAACGCAAGAGGATGAGTGAGGATAGGATATGGAGGTCATCCAAGGAGATTATCATGGATGCCTATGAGAGGATAAGAAAGTATCAGTCGGGAGAGCTTCTCCCGGCTCGTACTGGATACGCTTATCTTGACAAGGCGTTGCTGGGCGGGTTCTACCCACAACATGCGGTGGCTATCGGCGCTAGGCCCGGAGTGGGCAAGTCTTATTTGGCTCAGAAGATTATGAGCAATGTAATGAATGTTAATATCAATCCCCAAGCTGATGATTATGTATGGCTCAGATGTGAATTTGAAATGAATCCAGAGGATTTGATGTTACGTTCACTATCAAAAAAAATGGGAAAGGATATACAAGATATTCTCCTTAACGAGATGTCTGATGAAGAGATAAAGGAAATGCAGAAATGTCTTAAGGAGGAAAACTCCAGCAGAATAACATACATCCCTAAACCATCGACAGTAGACGAGCTTCAGAACTTCTTATGGAATAGTTATATGCCAGCGAACAAGGATAAGAAAATGGTATTTGTGTCCATAGATCATACAGCTCTTATACAAGGTACGGGTGACGCTAAGAGGAATATAGATAGTCTGATAACCATGTGTAATATAGCTAAAAGAACTTTTCCCAATATATTCTTTCTTATAATATCACAACTTAACCGTGATATTGAGGGAAGACGGGATCCTAAGGATCATATGCCAAAACAATCTGATTTCTATCAATCAGATACATTGGGGCAATTGTGTACAGCTATGGTAGCGTTGAATATTCCAAAGAGATACGGCTATTCATCATACATGCAATTCCCGCAAGGCTGGTATCCTAATCTGGAACGTTTTAAGAGTGAATCAAGGCGTTCTTTCCGTGTAGATGGACTTATATTCCATCATATAGTAAAAGTCCGTCAGAGATCGTTAGAAGAGATTGAGGCTATACATGTGGATATCATGAAAGGATATGAGCGATATTATCCTGACGGAGGTGTGGTACGCCAAGAAAGACCAGGAGGCTCGGATGCCCCTGTAGGTAGCGGCAGGCCGGATACGGCAGTCGTTACATTACCGCCGCCCCCAGGGATACCTTTGGAGCATCAATATATACCTCCCAGTGATGATTTCAATGTAGTACATGACGAAACACCTTATTAATCATGAGATTAAGGAAAAACTATTTGCTTGTCATTATAAAGGGAATGGAGATGCTATTAAAAGCCAATTTCTCTGCCGAAAACAAGATGGGTATACGAGAGATCATATCCTCGTTGAAGGAAATGGCCGAATACAGCATCAGGTACGTCATAAACCGGGAACGGGAGAAGGAGATCATGGGTATCTGCGAAGAGGTGTCTAAGAAGGTTCTAGAATATAAGAGAATGAACGACAACTCTATGGTTTTGGAATTGGAGAACCTAAAGAGGGAGGTTGTGGCGGTAGAGGATCTTCTTAGCTCTTACAAGGGGGTTCTTGACGCTGAGTTGGTAATAGCTGAGGATGATATCAGGATCATACGGGACAAGATCGCCATAAGCCTGAGAGAGGATGGGTCGTGCAAGAGCATGACTGACGCAGATAAAAGAGCTAGGGTGGATGTAAGGTACGAGCGGGCGTTGGAGGATTATCGAGTCCTTCTAAGATGCGCCAATACGGTTAGAGCCAAGATGTCGGTTATAGGGCATCTTAATCAATCAATAAATCAATCTATATCAGTCGGTAGGGTTGGTATGGCTAATGAATCTTATACGGTAAAACAGTATGAAAAAGGGAAAGAGATTATCGAAAGCAGACGCCCTTAGGGTGTTGAGAAGAGCTTACGATCTAAGGTGATTATATACCATTTTACACAAAAAAAATGAGAAATGATATACATTTGTACGAAACATTATACTGGGTATCACCAATACCCTCTACCGGTTGCTCAAGAGTGAGATCGCCGGATTCTTTCACTGAACTAAACGTTTTTGATTTTACTTACCCAACGAACATTTTAGGGTAAAACCTTATATCAAAGACCTGTTTCACTCAACCGTCTTGTCCGAAACAAGGGACTATATGATTCGATTGAGTGAAACAAAATTAGAAAAGAAGAATATGAAATTAAATAACATACGTATGTTTTACAACATATCTGGTGTAAAATAGTATATAATAACCTATGTATATAAATTTTGAACAGATGATGACATCAGGATTAACGATGTCTGATGTCGGGTATCTTTTGATGATCCGGCAAAAAGAAGAGATGGCTAACACCATTCCAAAGGAGAAAATAGATAGCTATAAAGCATCTGGTTATATTGAGCTTCAGAAGAATGGGAAGTGGAAGATAACGCCAAGGGGAGGATCGCTGCTGATGCTGATAGAGACGCCCGGCCTGACACCGGAGGTCGAGGGGATCCGGGACCGTATCGTTGGGGTATATAACGATATGGGTAAGGATACAGGAGCTGTCAAGGAGGTGGAGAAACGGCTCGTATGGTTCGTGGCTAACACCAACTTCAAAGAAGAACCTATAGTAAGGGCCGTAATATCCCATATAGACCTTAAACGTGAATATACGATGAGGTTGGATAACTTGATATGGAAGCCGTCAAATGTCTATAGCGTACATATGAGCTTATCGGAATCAACGTTATTCGATACGATCATAAAGATGTATGGCATGACATCCGATCTGTATCTTAGGGAGAATAAGAACAAGGAGCTGGCATGGTTGTTCGCCGTAAGCCGACTCCCGGATCCTCCTAAGAAGATGGATAAGGAATATACTATTACTGGAGATGTTAAGATGGACATCGAAAGAATATCAGATATAAAAAAAGAATTAGGTAGAAGATTAAAAATATCGATTTAAGAGTTATGAAAAGAAATCAAGTATTAGGAGTAGTGATAGACGCAATATTTGCGAAAACATCTGAGTTTGATGATATTGAAGACATAAAGGAAGATAGTAACCTATCGTCCGATATGGCTATGGATTCATTGGATCTTGTTGAATTGATAATGGATATAGAAAAGATGACAGGTGAATACATACCAGATGAGGTGTTTCGCAATACCCCTTGCGATGAGATAACGGTAGGAAGTTTAACTGATATGTTGTATGTTTATTTTAAGGACAAATAATGGATTTCGGATATGATGATTGGGAAGAGGGGCTAGAGACCCCTCTTGTCGATGATTGCGATGACGATCACAATGAGGAGGACGAGTATGATTTCGGCTAAAGAACTAAGGATAGGGGATCTTGTAAAAGACAAGGCTGGCAATATATGGAGGGTAGGGTGCGTTACTGGTATGCGTAATGAAAGTAAGTCATTGGTCCTTGAACGTGAGGTTGATGATGGGATAATGAAATGGTATTCCGGGGAAGATGATGTCATGCCTATTGAGATAGATGATAATATACTTGATACTATCTATTTCAAGCGTGATAAGGGGCGGGATGTATATCGAGGCTACGGAATATCTATAGAGATTTTTGATGATGGGTATTATCTTAGCCTTAGGGATCTGGAAGACGATCTAAGCGATCCTATTCAGATTAAGAATCTTCACCATCTACAAAACCTGTTAATGGACTTATACGGACATGACATAAAAATAGATAAGCTTTATGGTGATACCGGAGAATAATTTGTTATGTAAGGTTATAAACGGAGAGAAGGTTCTCGCCGTCTCTTACTCGCAGATAGACACGTTCGTCCAATGCCCATACAAGTGGTATAAAACTTACGTGGAAGGGAATAGATCCACGGAGAAGCATGAGGCCACGTCATATGGTACGGTTATCCATCAGACGATGGAGTATTTCTTCAAGAACGGATGCAGACCTTCTTATGAGGATATGAGCAAGGCATTCAACTACTACGCCGATATAGAGCAGATTCCTTTCGATAGCGTAAAATCCCAAATCGAGTCCATGCAACATGCGGCTAGGCTAATAAGATGGATTGTGGGGTTGTTTGAGAAGGATGCTGCTGGCAATTATAAGAAGGCATGGTCCGATCTTACGCCAATGGAGAAGGTGGTCCGGGGGTCGAGACCGGCCGGCGTGGAGGAGGACTTCGTCCTGCCTTATAAGCTACCCAAGCCCCTTACATTGGATGGCGTGACATACGATAAGGTACATATCATAGGATCGGTGGACTGGCGTGGAGAGTATAAGACAAAAGACAGGATAGCTATGTATACGATAGACTGGAAGTCTGGGAGAAAGTTATTCGATGAGGATAAGCTGCTTCACAATCTCCAGCACCCGATATACGCCTTTTACATACTCAGAAAATATAAGGTACTTCCAGATATGTGTAGCTATTTCTTTACCCGTATGTTGGATAATCAAAACGTGAAGGTAGATAAGGAAAAGGTAGAGAGGTCAGTCAAGGAGCTTAATGATATCCTTCTTGATATGTATGATTTCGAGACAAAGAAGATTGATAGCTACCAAGCTCACGTTTGGGACGACGTCAAACAGGGGTATAAGTATGAGACACGCTACCTCATGGGGCGCCAGCTGGCCTGCCTTGAACCCCGCCCCAAGCCCTTGTGTTTTTGGTGTGATTTCTCAATCCATAAACAAGGGACATGCAGGTACTCATCGGATTGGGACGAGTCTAAAAGAAAGAATAAAAAAGATTAACTTCATTAAAAAGTCTAGGTAAACATCTAGGCTTTAATTATATTTGCAATACAAAAAGATCAGATCATGGAAGAGAAAAATGTATTAAATTTATTAATGTCGAGAAAGGATATCAGGAAGCTGGTAGAGAAATCGAATGAATGTTATTCTAAAATGGATTTCGTGGGAGCCATGAAATACCGGAAACAGATAAAGGATATTATTGACAAGGAGTCCAGGATCATGCTAACAAGAAGCGAGTCGCTTATTGAGCTAATGAACGGCTCTGGCGATGAGTATAAGTTCAAGATGTTGGTATGGCTACATTCCATGATGTGTATGGCGGATGTATTTAACGGGATATTGGAGGATTTTAAGGATGGGGTAAGGAAAGCCAATGGCAACTCTAAGTTCGTTAAGTTCGATAATCTGGATAGATTGATGACAGAATGCAAGAAGGAAATTGATTATCTAATGAAAGGCACAAGTAAATCATTTCAAATATCCTTTGCCGTAAGGAGCGATGAGATGAGGGAGATGATAGAGAATATGGTTGGGGATAATATCCGGGAAGGGTACGACATGTTCAAGGAAGAGGCTGAGATGGTGAATGAGACAGATAGGAGCAAGATAGAGGAATTTAATAAGAAGTTAGATCATGATTAAATTCAATATAAAGATAGGCGATATAGTCCATACCCAGATAGGAACAGGAGAGGTGATAGCCATAAGCAAGACCAAGGAAACTTTAATGGTGAAAATGGACGATGGTCGGGAGTGTGCGATAAGATTAGAGTACGTGAAAGACGTTTTTGATAACTACAGATCCAAATGATTTACAAATTAAGACCATATCAAGAGGAATGCGTTAAAAGTATCTCCAATTACATAAACTCTGATAGACATGACCCGGTATTGATCGTGGCTCCCGTTGCAGCAGGCAAATCGATTTTAATAGCAGAAGCGGCTAGGTTGATGGGAGACAAGACAATAATATTACAACCATCAAAAGAATTGCTACAGCAGAATTATGATAAGCTTACATCATATGGCATACCGGCTACCATCTATTCCGCCTCCTGTGGCAAGAAAGAGCTGTCTAACATGATATACGCCACGTTAGGGTCTATCAAGAAGGTTGTTGGGCAGCTTAAGGAGATGGGGATCAGGAACGTGTTGATAGATGAGGCTCATGCCGGGTATAGCCCGGAGGACGGCAGTGAGTTCATGACATTCATGAATGAACTGAAACCGAAAAAGGTGATAGGGTTTACCGCTACACCATGCAGGCTTAAAACGATGTCGATAGGGCAGGTGTCATATTCCCAGCTTAATTTCATCACTCGTATGAGACCGGTATATTTCAAGAACCTAATCCATGTCATACAGGTGGAGGAGATGATAAGGCAAGGATTTTGGACACCTCTTAAATATGAGACATGGGATTTCAATGGAGATGCCCTTAAACTCAATTCTAACGGCTCCGAATATACGGCTGAGTCTATTAGTGAGGCGGTGAGAAAAAATGGCTTAAACAACCTTATTTTACGTCGGTTGATGGTATTAAAAGACGTATGCAGATCTATACTGGTGTTTATGGATTCTGTTGAGAGCTGCAATACCGCCGCCGAATGGATGAACGCAAAGATATGCGCTGGCATGGCGGAAGTGGTTCACGGAGGCACGCCAAAGAAACAGCGGGAGGCTATAGTCGAGGGGTTCAAGTCGGGTAAGACGAAGGTAGTGTTCAACTATTCCGCCCTCGGTACGGGATTCGATCATCCGGGTCTGGATTGCGTGATAGTAGGAAGACCAACATTCTCATTCTCGTCGTTTTATCAGTGGCTTGGGAGAGCTGTCAGGATAAAGGACGGTAAGGATAGCGCATTGGTCGTTGATTGTTGCAATAACTCGTCAAGGTTCGGTGATATAAGAGAACTTAGTATAGAGAACTACAAAGGATATGGATGGGGGATGTTTATCGGCGATAAACTAATCACTAATATCCCGATGGGGGATAAGGTAACGAAAACGGATCTGGATATCAAGGCCGCCAAGAAAGACCGAAGGAGGGGGCTGGCGCAGGGCATTACCACCTCCCCTGTACCCGGGAGGCCAGATCATCCCCTTGGCTCTATGGTAATGACATTCGGGAAATATTGTGGGTGGATGTTTCATTCGATCCCAGTATCGTACTTCAAATTCATAAACGAGACATTTGACTGGGATAATGATAGGAACAAGGATATAAAAGAATACATAGATTTTTTAATCAAAAACAACAGATTATGACAGGATGTATATATCATGAGGCTGATCTTGACGGAGTAATGTCAGCGGCTATAGTAAAAAAGTATTTCAAAGGGGACATTGATCTTCTTCCTTACAATTACGGCAAGGAAATACCTGACGTGAATAAATATGATAAGGTGTTTGTAGTTGACGTGTCATTTGGCGATAGAACAAGATTCNTTTTCGATGAGTGGAAGGATAAAGGTACAGATGTCATATGGATAGACCATCATAAGACAGCCATAGACGATATGAGGGATTACGAGGTAAAGGGCAAGAGGTGTATAGGGACGGCGGCCTGTGAGCTTACGTGGGAATATCTTTTCGATGATATTGAAACCCCTAATGTGGTAGAATTATTGAGTGCTTATGATGTATGGGATCACGACCGGTTCGAGTGGAGTGATGTCATGGCGTTCCAATACGGGATGAGAGGATATTGTGGTCTTGACGTGGATATGGCGGCAAGTGTCATGGACGGCGATCATGACTTCATATATGACATGATAAGGAACGGGGAGGCGATACTGGAGTATATCGTTGAGAAAAACAGAGGAGAGATGAAGATGTTCTCATTCGAGGCAGATATATTTGGATACAAGGCGATATGTATGAATACTACGGAGTTTAACTCTACTACATTTGAATCTATGTATAACCCTAAGAGACATGATCTGATGATGCCATTTTGCTGGAACGGAAGATTCTTTAGATGTTCATTCTATACCACCAAAGAGGAGGTGGATGTCTCGGCGCTGGCACATAAAGCCTATCCCGGGGGAGGAGGTCATAAGGCGGCGGCAGGCTTCCAGCTTAGCGCAGAGGATATGATGGAGTTTTTGAAAACAAAGAAAATGTTATGATTGGACTAGGATCTACCTTTATAATAATGGCGTGTTCTATCTATTTGATAGTAGAAGGAAATGAAAAGAATGATTCGACTAAATTTTATGGAGGGATAATAGCAGCGATCTTATCTATCTTTTTGATGTGTTTAGTAATACAAAATATAAAAAATACAGAAAATATGGGGAAAATATACAAATTCAAGAGACTTAACGAAATGAAGCTAGACGATTACGGCTTCGGTTTGTTCGAGTACAATGGAGCCCTTTATTTCAAGGAAGCGGAAGGAGAGAAATGCTTCGACGTAAGAAGCGGGAATGAGGTTATTATCGGGAAAGATAAAATTGTAACGGCCTTGGAGGATTGATCATGAGAAAACTTGACGACACCAACAGGACAAGAAAGAAAAACGTACGGCACTCGTGGGTAAAGGCGGGAAGACCTCGCATTGCGTATATCTATCATCTGGTGAGCTTTATTCTATGACAGGAGAGACACCGGAATGCAGGGATCTTAGTGAATTTTATTAATAAAACAAAAAGGAGTTTGAAATGAAAGAGGAATTTAGCAAATACGACAAGGTTGTTTATGATGGTGAGGTATTTGAGGTACTTGAAACCGCCGACAATACGGGGATAATGAAAATAGAACCGTTATTTGATGAGACATATAAATTTATTTGGGTTGATGAGGAGATGGTTGTCTCGTTAAGCAGGGCTATCAAGTTAAGGCTTATTGATGATGAGACGGCAGATGAGGCGATGAATTTCGGGAAGCCAAAAATAGGAGACGCGGTGGTGGAAAGCGGACCGCTTGTAGGGAAAGACGGCAGCGGCAAGGACGACCGGGCCGACGGCAAGCTTCGGTGGGATCTCCTTCCTTTGGCTGAGATAGAGGATATCGTGAGGGTATATACGGAGGGGGCTAAGAAATACGCCGACAATTCATGGCAGAATATACCTGATGGATTTGAGAGATATAGAGCGGCTTTACTTCGCCATATGACGGCGTACATGAAAGGCGAGAGATATGATAAGGAGACAGGGCTGATGCATTTGGCACAAATTTGCTGGAACGCCATAGCGTTATTATATTACGATAAACATAACAAAGGGTTAATAGAATGGAAGGATCAGGAGAAATAATAGTAGACGAGAAATTAAAAGCTATTGACAAAAGGACTGGTAGGTACATTAATGTGATCGCACGTACTATTGACAATGGTACTTCATTCCCGATAGTTAAGTACCTTGATAAGAATCGTAAGGAGCTGAATTATGATTGTGTAAGGCATCTTAATTTTGATATAGACATAGATTGGGAGTTGAGAAGATATCAGATCGTAAAAGATTTATTGTCCAACGATTTCGATGGGAGGAGGTTGAGTGTAGATGAGGTAGATAACGCTATATTTACAGCGGATTTAATTATTAACAAATTAAAAACTATTTAAAAATGGTAAGAATTGATTTTTTCACGAAGAAAGACGCTGAGTACAGCGACTACATGCGGTATATTATCGCCAACACATTACAGGAGTATGAGGGTGAGGTCACGTTAAACCAGATCCCGGAGAACAAAGCCACGGAGGAGGAAATATCCAAGTACGGTATAGAGGTATATCCTACTATCATCGTCAGCGGAGATAACATGGATGGCTTTAATAAACTTGAGGGGATGGCCAGAAAAGCTGATCTTATTAACGTCATGTCGTTATACGACAAGAAATAGGCTTATGACGATAAGGGATAAATATTTTGGTTGGAAAGATATATTCTTTGACAGGTTCGTGCATTGTTGTAATGAAAAAAGTGATCAACCACAAGGAAGTAATATACCTCTAGCCAAAATAAACTTCGATAACAAGACAGGATATGTGGAGGACGGGACTATTAATATAGCCGAGCTTATTCAATATCTTTGGATAAATAATAAGGTCTATGGGTGTGAATATGCACCCATAGATATATCCTCTGTCTTGCAAACATTGATTAGATTGACCGAGAACGCTAAGTTCATATTTGACGACCAACCCGGAATACATGATATGATCCCATATAGAGGTTTTTTTCTTAGAGATGATTTTTTACCCGGGAAAGATTATTCACTTGATTTGGATAAAATAGTGAGCGGGATGGGAGGATGGTATGGGGAGGATGAGGATCCATGTTACTCGATGTTCGTCAGTCAAGATCAGATATGGAACTTGAACCCGATATTGAAGGTATTAGCTGATGAGGGATCTATTCTAGCCAAGGAACTTGGGTATGATATGAACTCATATGTCAGCGATAATGGATACACGATATACAACCCCTACCTCTCGTGGATTAATCATTACTATCATTATTGCCCGACATTTAATGAGGATAAGCTGAAACCTTGGGATAGGGTGGAAGATAGAAAGAATAAATTCAAGATGACGGATAAGGTTAAGAGAGGCGCCAATAATTGGTATTATTCAGGCGGGACTATATCTTGTGTGGATAATTTCTTGGGGAAAGAATACAGGAAAAATCTCCGAACCTTCATATATCGTGGAATAGTATTCTTTTTAGATCGGATATGGCATACACCATTGCTTGAGAAGATGGGCGTGAAAATGAAGTACAACGCTTATTATTGTTATGCCGCTACCTCCGGGATATGGTATAGTAAGGGATTCAAGGAAAGACTAGCCAAAAGGTTTAACAGGTCGCTGAGCGGCGGCGGGGAGCCGTTCGGGGCTAACCTAGCCTGCATGGTATGTGACCGTAAGGATATCGATTGGGAGGCGCTTCGTCTTTGGCTTGACAAATACGATGATCCTACTGATAAGGGCATGGTGAATAGCCCTATTCAATTTATGTATTTATATTTATATTACACTTTTAACAAATAATTTGAGAACACAATTGCAACGATATGATCATAAACAAGACATGGTCGATGCCGAATAAAGAGACATTCAGCATAAAACCGATAAGGGAACTTATAGATAGATATAAAAAAGACGGGATGGTTATAGTGGATCCATTCGCCAGAAACAGCGATATAGGGACGATCACCAACGATCTTGACCCTGAGACTAAGGCTATGTATCATAAGGACGCCACGGACTTCCTGTGTGGTCTTAAGGATAATATAGCTGATATGGTACTATATGATCCACCATATTCCGCGAGACAGGTATCCGAGTCGTATAAAAGACTTGGAGGTGCTGTTGATATGCAAACAACACAATCTAGTTATTGGGCTAAGCAGAAGAAAGAGATAGCTAGGATCACCAAGAAAGGAGGGGTGGTCATTACCTGCGCGTGGAACTCCGGCGGTATAGGGACCGGGCTTGGCTTCGAGCAGCAGGAGATTCTTCTTGTGGCTCATGGGGGATGGCATAATGATACGATCGTTACGGTAGAGAGGAAGATGATGGATGGTATGCATGATAGTATCCCGATATTGATGGGAATAAAGAAACTGGATGATATGTCACCGAAAAAGCAAAAACCATGAAGGAACGGATTTTTACCACAAAAGAACAGGGGAGGGTGTTGGTCGAGGCCGGCCTTCCTATCTCCACCGCCATCGGTTTCAGAGACAAGTATCTGGATCAATTACATTCTATGGAGGATAACGCTGGTCGTATAGGACTGATCGAGGCCGTTACCCCGGATATATCCAACCCTGTTTGGGATGTAGGGACGTTACTGAATTTGCTCCCATATGAGATAGAGGGTTGTACATTAGAATGTTATAAGCTAAAACATGCATGGTCTGTAGCGTATAGAGATATAGACGAGATCCCTATATATTGGAGTAGCGAGAGACTTCTTATAGATACATTATTTTCACTGATAACAACATTAGGAGATTATATACCAGTTTACACCAAAAAATGAGAAATGATATACATTTGTACGAAACATCATACTGGGTATCACCAATACCCTCTACCGGTTGCTCAAAAGTGAGATCGCCGGATTCTTTTACTGAACTAAACGTTTTTGATTTTACTTACCCAACGAATATTTTTTTAGGGTAAAACCTTATATCAAAGACCTCTTTTGCTCAACCGTCTTGTCCAAAACAAGGGACTATATGATTCGATTGAGTGAGACAAAATTAGAAAAGAAGAATATGAAATTAAATAACATGTGTATGTTTTGCAACATATATGGTATAAAATAGTATATAATAACCCAACATTATTAAAAAATGGATTATATGAGTATAAAAAAAACAGCAAGAATAAGGTACAAAACAGAGGATAATCCTCCTATGGAAGGTGTTCCTCTTATAGGATACAGCAAAAAATATGACTGTTGGGTAGCGTTAGTATACAGAAAAGGGGATAACTATTACACCAATATGGAGTGCGATGTTGAATATAAGACATCTCCTCCAGATGAATACGAATACGTATATCCGTGAGAACTAGAAGGGATATATTTATATTTAAGCATGATTAATATTATTTTAATATTATTCATGCTTTTATTTTTGTTTAAATCCTATCTTTGTATCAGTATTAAAAACCAGATTGTTATGAACAAGTTGATTTTAAACAATATCCAAGACCTGTGGAGGTGGAGGGAGAAGATAAACATTGATGACTTTAGAGAGGAGCCTATGGCTGAGGATATGCCACTCTATTTCCCATGCGCTGTTATCTGGCATGAAGATTATGGTGAGCATGACGATGATAATTATATATGTTATGGATTTGTTTATGTAGCAGAAATATTAGGGATATGAGTGTTAAGAGACAGATATTTATTAATAACAAAGACATCGATGGGAAGATAGCTAATAATGCGACATTTGATTTCGATTTCAATGTTGACAAGAATATTCTTGAAAAAATAAAAGCAAAGAAGGAGAGCAATAAACTAAGGTAATTATATACCAGTTTACACCTCCCTACCAATAACTATTACCAACAACCATAAACTATATAAATATTATATTTGTTAGGTAAAAAGCTCTTTAGGTATCTGGATTGAAAAACCGGGAGGATGTTCCTCCCGGCGGGAATCACCTTTTATGTTTACACTTGCAAGGTGTAGATCGTCTGTGTCCTTTAACGACGGTTATACTACCATCGCTCTTTGTACGTGGGTAAGGATGCACAGATACGATCTTTTTCCCCTTTTTTGTTTTAGCCATAATTTTTAAGATTATAGCATTAAACAACGCTGATTCACGACCAGCTGCCGACTGATTTTCAGTCAGTTTTTTTTAATTCAAGATACCTAAGAGCTTTTTATGATATTTGTCACAAATATAGTTAAAACATATATTTTGAATGATTGTGTCCCAGATTCTTATATTTACAATTAACATTAGTTATATTTTACTCGATCTGATTAAGTTTCATAATATAGTATCTTTGCCCCACGTATTAGAATAAAGACGTAGAAGCGTTAAGATATTATCTCGTAGGTGATTATATACTATTTTACACTATTATGTTGTATAACATAAGTAAAATCGTATATAATTACTTTTTATATTATATCTTTGCATCAAAAGACAGTAGTATGCTAAAAGCTTATAAATATAGACTAAATCCGACATCCGAACAGATCTCGCTAATGGAGAGGACTTTCGGATCAACTCGATTTATCTATAACTGGGCTTTGCAGACGAAAATCGAAGCATATCAAGATGATAAAAAATCACTTACGGCTGTTGATCTATGTAAGAAACTGACTGATTTAAAGAAACAAGAGGAATATTCTTGGCTCAATGAGGTATCTAATGAATGTCTACAGCAGTCAATAAGAAACTTAGATCAGGCTTTCACCAGATTTTTCAGGGAGAAGAAAGGCTTCCCAAAATTCAAGTCAAAGCGAGGATCAAGGAAATCGTTCAAGAATATCCTCAATGTCCATATCGATTTCGACAACAACAGGATTAAGTTACCGAAATTAGGATGGGTAAAATTCTACTCTAACCAAGTATTTAAAGGCAAGGTAGGGACTGTTACAGTATCAAAGTCGCCTACAAATAAGTACTATATCAGCATCCTTGTAGACAACGGCCTTAAATTACCGGGCAAGTCTCCTATTAATCCGGATACAACCGTAGGTATCGATGTAGGGATAAAGACATTCGCGACCTTATCGAACGGTTCGGTTTTCGAGAATCCGAAATATCTGGAAAAGTCTTCCGCACGATTAAGATGCTTACAACGTAGATTAACTCGCAAGCAAAAAGGAAGCCGAAGAAGAGAGAAAGCTAGATTAGCCGTAGCGAAAGCATACGAGCATATATCAAATCAAAGACATAACTTCCTGCACCATACTGTCAACAATATCCTAGGCGAGAACCAAACCGTGGTTATTGAGGATCTTAACGTGGAGGGGATGATGAAGAACCATAAGCTGGCTAATAGCATAGCTTCATGCTCATGGAGCGAGTTCTTTAGAATATTAAGCTATAAGTCAGATTGGAAGGGTGTGAATTTGATTCGGATAGGAAGATTCGAACCTAGCTCCAAGATGTGCGAATGTGGATACATACATCGGGATCTTAAATTATCCGATCGTATCTGGACTTGCCCTTCTTGCGGGGCCGTAAATGACAGGGATCTTCTCGCCGCTAGGAATATAAAGAAATTTGGGTTAGAAAAACAGAATCTTCTAACCCAATAAAATACGTCACCGGTGGTGAACCGGGTAGGGGACGTGGAGTCGCTGGCGTTGGCCGGGGCCGTGAAGCGTCAAATTGTACTGGTGTAAATTGGTATATAATCACCTAAACTAAATACAAAAGATTGGGCGCTATTCTCGCTTATGGTTTTGTTTATTTTTGCGATGGGAGTTGTAAGTGGATGGTTGGCGTTTAATTGTTTAGGCATTGGAGAAGATTAAGAAACATTTTAAAAATCAATAGATATGAAATTACTATTTTTCGATTTAGAGACAACCGGGGTTAAGTTCTGGAGAAACGGGATACACCAAATAGGAGGGATCGTGGATATCGACGGGCAGGAGGCTGAGAGGTTCGACATCCGCCTAGCCCCGAACCCCGCCGCCACGATAGAGCAAGAGGCGCTGGACGTGGCCGGCGTTACCTTGGAGCAAGTGCAGTCGTATCAGCCCATGGAAGAAGGGTACAGACAGTTAGTTGGTATATTATCCAAGTACGTGAATAAGTTCGACAAGAGGGATAAAATGTATTTGGTGGGATATAACAACGCCGGGTTCGATAACCAGTTTCTACGGGCTTTATTCCAGCAATGTGGGGATAAGTATTTCGGATCATGGTTCTATCCTAACTGTATGGATGTGTATGTTATGGTAACACCATTCCTGATGGGCGTAAGGAACGATATGGAGAACTTTAAGTTGATGACCGTAGCCAGAACTATGGGTATTGAGATCGACGAGAATAAGCTTCATGACGCTACTTACGATATTGAGCTGACTAGGGATATTTTCTATCGTATAATTGGCAAAATGGACATTAAGCTATGAGGGACATTTTAGAGGCGATGCATGATTATCCGGATGAGGCGCTTGGGTTGTGTTTCTTTTTGATAGTGGTTGTCTGGTTATTGTCAGGTATATTTGAGAAAAAAGATGAATGATAAACTCGATGAGATACTGAATCTCCTAAGATCTCAAAATGAGATGATTAAGGATATTCACGACTATGTGAAAGAAGTTACCAGCGAGAAGTATATAGGAGAATCCAGAATGACAAACTTCTCTATTAACTTGGCCGCTGATATACTTACCGAAGCCATTAGCCCTAAGATAAAAGAGATGATGGTGAATTTATTAAGGGAACAGGGATGGAAAACTGAGTAGGATATGGGAACATACAAGAGAAAAGTAAATCAATTAAAAGATTTGATGATAAGGAAATACAAATCGGCTTATAACAAATCTAAGGAAATGGAGATAGATATAAGTTCAATGACATATCTTCCAGAACCGGACGTATTCAATGTTATGTATACTGAGCATATGTCCGTTATTCTTGATCGGGTTAATAAGATCATAGATGATAACAAGGATAAGCTTAAGAATCCGACTTGCGCCACTTGTATACATCTACATGATCAGGAGTGGGCGAAAAGATACGGAAAAGTATGTTGCTCTATTTGGCAAGTGTGTGACCATTATATAAATCCTAACAGTAAATATAACAGGAAGCAAAAGACTTATGTTAGACGACCAAGCAACAAAGCTTGTCCTAATTATGAGTATGGTGATGATAATTTTGAAAACAGAAGAAGATGTATAAAAGAAAAGAATACCCAATAAAGAGCTATGTGCCGATGCGCACCAACAAGGATAGGGCGTGTATCTGCTGTGGCGATACGATCCCAGCCGGCAGCAGCAGGATGATACCTAGACACGCCAAGGCAAATCACGGTCTATGTTTCCCGTGCTTCAGGAAATGGAAAGATACCGGAGGAGATCTTAAGCTTATGGACAACCCCGGAGATGCGAAGAAAGAATATGTCATACATATGTCTAATATCCTGAAAGGGAATTGTGATATAATAAAAGGCCGAAAGCTTTACGTGGCTTTTAAAAAGGCGATAAACGGCGGGAAGAAGATCGTTGTCAAATTTGACACTGATCAACCGATATCTATGTCAACAAGAGTCATGAATCCTTCATTCGGGGAGATTATGGATGAGTACGGCAAGGACATATTCCAAGGTAATCTCAAACTGGTAGATGTTCCAAAAGGAGTTAAAGATTTGATAGTTAACTATATAGAAAAATATCGTAAATTATGAACATAAAGACATTTATATACATGATCTTAACATTCAGAAGAATAGATCCTATACCTAAAAGCCTAGGATTTATGGTAAGTATGGCATTATGGATGTCCATAGTATGTACAATATTTAACTTTACTGTATTGATAATAAAATTAATAAAATAGGGTAATTATATACCAAGAAAAAATTAATATCAGATAATCATGGATAATAAACAACTTTACAAAATAACCTTAACAAGGGAGCAACTGATGTTGATCTCACAATGCGTGGAAGACATCAGTAGATTTGCGGCGGGTGACATGGATCTACAGCATACAACAGATACGTTGATAGATGATATGGATAGGACGGAATCGCTGGGGATAAGAAGCTTTATAGTCAATAACTCACGAGCGATAAGAAGAAGGTTGTTCCCAGATCTTGAGGATTTTGAGCATATAGGGTACGATGGAGGCAGTAAGGATAAGATAAATAGGAAGAGACTTATCGGCAACACCTACCAGATATATAGGTCGATATTACATCAATTGGCCATTGACGAGGACTGGAATAACGTGTATAGTGATATCACGTTACCTTCAGGCGATATGGGAACAATTAAAGTGGAGAGGATTGACGATGATAAGGATAACGACATTTAACGATACTAAAATATGAGCTTATTTGTATGCGCTAAATGCGGTTGTGTTGATAATACCGCCACGTCTAGCTACTGGATGTTGACAAACGAGTATATGGTGGATAAATTTGACTATGCCAAGGGACTACAGCCGTACAAGGGCATGGGGTTGTGCAGCGAATGCGGGAGGCTGGCTACCAGCCCAGACGGGCGTGATGTCGTGGTACCCGGTAAATGGCACGGGAAGTTCCCGAAGGAGAAAGCTACCGAAGAGCAGTTGAAGAAAGTGGGATACAAAAATTTGATAAGATGAGTAAGTTAAGAAAAGGAGAAGTTAAAATATATAAAGGGGAAAAATACATAGCTATCCCTGAGATAAAAGAAGAGAGTTGTGAGGGATGTTGTTTTTATGACGAAGGAGTTTGTTCAATAGAGCATAATAATGATCCTAATTGCCTTCATAGCGGCATGATCTGGGCACAAAAAGAAAATAGTATGAGCGATATCAAAGAAAAGGCTATTAAATTGGCTATAGAGGCCATGAAACCTATCCCCGTGTATTCGTCACCATGTTATAGCATAAACGACAATAGATCACCTGAGGAAAAGCATGAGGAAGACATGAGGTTTTGCAAGGAGTTTAACGACCTTAAATGCGAAATGCTTAGGTGATTATATACCAATTTACACCAGTACATTTTGACGTTTCACCGCTCCGACTACCGCCGACAACTCCACGTCCCCTTCCCGGTTCACCACCGGTGTCTTGTTAATATTTTCTTGGGTTAGAAGATTCTGTTTTTCCAACCCAAATCTTTTGATGTTATTTGCTGCAAGTAAATCACGATCATTGACGGTACCACATTTAGGACAAGTCCATACACGATCCGATAACTTAAGATCACGATGTATATATCCACATCCGCACATCTTAGAACTCGGTTCAAATCTTCCGATCCGAATTAAATTAACACCGCGCCAATCTGATTTATATTGCAGCATCCTAAAGAACTCGCTCCATGATGCAGAAGCAATACCCTTAGCAAGGCAATGATTTTTCAACATGCCTTCTACATTGAGGTCTTCGATGATAATAGTTTGGTTCTCACTTACTATCCTCTTACTAACCTTATGTAAGAAATCTTGTCTACGGTTTCGAATACGTTCATGACAGACGGCAACATCATGCTTTGCCTTCTTATACCGGTTGCTTCCCTTCTTTCTACGAGACATTCTTCTTTGCAAGCATCCTAATCTTTTCTGCGCAGATTCCAAATACTTCGGATTACTAAAAACCTGCCCGTTGGAAAGAACAGCGAAATCCTTGATCCCTACATCGATTCCTACTGTTGTATCGGGATTGATAATAAACTTGTCAGGATTAGGGATTCCGTCATCTACTAAAATACTTGCATAGAACTTACCGGTTGATGATTTGGATATTGTTATCGTACCAATCTTACCTTCAAAAGATCGATTGGCAAAAAACTTCACCCAACCAATGATAGGAATCTTAACTCTGTTGTTTTTAAAATCAAACTTAACAGAATTGACATTCTTAAAAACATTCTTACTTCTATGTTTGGATTTGAATTTGGGAAAACCGGTATGTTCTCTAAAGAATTTGGTGAAGGCACTATCCATACAGCGAATAGATTGTTGCAAGCACTCATTAGATACTTCATTAAGCCAGTGATGGTTCTCATCTTTTTTGAGTAACGTTAGCTGCTTACATAAATCAACCGCTGACATAGATCGTTTTTCACTCTGATAAGTTTTAATTTTCAGATCAAGAGCCCAATTATAGACATACCTGCAACAGCCAAATGTTTTCTCCATTTGGACAATCTGTTCTGGTGTAGGATTTAATCTATATTTATAACCTTTGATCATTTTCTTATCAGTTTTATGATACAAAATTATGTGATTAAAATAAGATGCATACTATTTTACTTTATGTTTTACAACATGATTAGTGTAAAATTATATATAATCGCCTATCCATATTTGACTTGACTGGGACAAACACCTCAATATTGTCTACTATACAATTATCATATCCAGTCACCAATCTTATAGAAAATCTATATCCAAAAATGTTATCAATAATAGTTTTGTAAAGAGCGTTTAAATCATCGATAAATTCACGAGGGATATCACGTCTAACATCAATATTATCAACTTTATAGATACATATATTATCATATGTTATAAAAATACTATTTATATAGTCTATAACAATATCCCTTTCTGATATATTTTTCAATCTTATGCTATATCTGTATCCACCAAGAATCCTAAGGTCATTTAAATTAGCTATCTGACATAACATAAAACCTAATACAGGGAAATTATTAAATATTGATATATATTCATGTTTACCAGTATTGTTATTGATATGTTTTATTTTGTTTATGATTAGTTCATAATCATATTCCATTTCTCTATCAGATTGTATATCAAATCCATAATAATCTTTATTCCCTTTAACGAAATCGTCTATATGGCATATGTAGGACGATCGAGCTGTCAACTGATTCAATTTATCAGGCATGATAATTTTCAAAGACCCTATTTCGTTGGATTCGGACGTCAAAATTCCACTACTGTTCTTCGTAGAATCATGAAAAAGATCTACATTTGTATTCATAAAATAATTACCTATTCCCATCCGTCCGAGATGGATAGATGGGAATACAAAAATAGCCAATCTGATTGTCTTAAACAATTGATCGGCTATTTTTTTTGTCATACTATATCAGTTATCTTCCCCTGTCAAAGTACCAATTAGCGTCCTCCCCAGACTCATCCTTATTCCTACCACCCAGGAAGAATCCCATTGTCATGCCGTTGGTCATCAACCAGTAGTCGGATGTCTGCTTAATATCCCTAGCCGTCTTGATATTATACCATTGCTTACCAAACGAGAACTTCATGAGCTGCCTCCATAGCTTGCTCTCTCCCTTATACACGCCGGTCTGGACGGTAGCGAAAGGATCCCAGTTTCGAGGATCGGTAAGATCACCCAACTTACGGGCTGTAACCAGCGGGTCTTGTAACATGTCTATAGCGTTAAGCTCCATGAACGGGGATGTCTGGGAGGCGATCTCATTGATCGTCCTGAACCCGATGTAGGTAATGAACTGCCCGAACCAGCTATCCTCATTATCCTCCCTATATCCCATCAAAGCCCGTCCTATGGCCATCATCGTAGCGAATNCCGCCATGTTGATAATCGATCTCTTGATATTGATCTGCTCGTAGGGGGTAAGCTTATCATACTCTTCCTTAAGCACGTCATATGCCTCTCCCATCCTGCCCTCGGACATCGATCCATAGACATTACCGGCCAGTCTCCATAACGTTCTCATATATCCTTCCTCNAACTGGTTGGTNTGGAAATTGAAACCGGCTTTCTTATACGCCCGCTGTACGGCCAATATAAACCATCCACGGTGAGGCAGCACCATATTAAGGATAGCGTTCCGGCTAGCCCCCACCCGGTTCTGTTCGTTAAGGGCGCCGTCGCATATCTGCACCATACTCCTGACCCTGCTGGACAATGTAGGTATGTATCGGTCTATAATATCCTTATTAGCCTCGTTTTTAGCCACGATCTTCCCGTCCTTGACATTTACTAAGTTCCATATGGAATAATCCCTTAAACGCTCCCAATTACGTTTAGCCTCATTAGCGGACATATTCCTGTCCTTCATCATCATCTCCTTGAAATTAGAATATGACCAGAACTGACCCTCATACAGGCGAGTGTCATCCATTACCGAGATAATAACCTGCGGGTCCAAAGGAGAGTTCAAAACCTCCATCATCTTAAATGGCAGATCCCGGAATAAGGTTCTCCAGATCTTGTTATATGCCGCCGATCGTACACGGTTGCGGACATTAAACACACCTAGGGCCTCACCGACAACATATAACTTATTGGTACGATTTATGTCCCCGATCTCAGACACGTACGTGCTTAACTGCTTCTGGGCTTCTCCATAAGCGTATTTCATGGAGTCCTTGCTTATGTACTGTCCTACCATACCTTCCAAAAGGAAGTTGGCCTGCCCGGTAAGGGCACCGGTAGCCGCCACGAACGGGGAGAAGCCTAAGTTGGATTTGGATACGAATTTGGTAAACATAAGGGCCAGCTTATTAAGATCGACCTTATAATTACCTATATTCCATTCTGCCCGCTTATTATTTATCCTAACATCATAGATACTGGCGTTAACCCAGTCCTGAAACATTCTATAGGCGTGAGTGGCCTCTGGGTTCTTACCGCCGTCGTATTGCGTCTCCAGCATCATGTTCCTGTATCCCATGACATCATCCAAGGCCGCCCTCTTATACTTGTAAGAGGTCGCTTGTAAGGATAACATGGAATAGGAGTAGGCGAAGTCATGGGACACGTCATCGGCATTCTCTAGCTTGCTCAGATAGTACTTGGGGATCATGCGATATTTGTTATCGTTCTCATCAAGCCCTCCTAGGTCTTGTCCTTGACCATGTATGGGATCATCAACCCTCTCGCCAACGATGTCACGTACGGCGTTTCCGATGGCCGCCTTCGGGTCAACCCCGGCCTGCACCATCCTCTCCACTCCGCCCTTGGATATCTGTGGTATCTGGTAGATATTCCTGAAACGCTCATCATAATCCTCCATAGCCTTACGGCTTATGTTAAGCAATTCCTTCCTCATCTCCCACTTATCCTTATTGATCGTAGCCTCCTCCCCTTCGTTGGTAATACCGTATTTCTTGAAGAAAGCCTCGTTCTTGTACTTATCGAACCTAGGCGTATGATACCCGTAACCCAGATCAGGATTATAGTTAGGGTTGCGGAAAGAACTCTCGGCGTCGGCCTCATCAAGCCACTGGTTGTTGATCGTCAGGTCGATCATATTAATATCGAACCCGAAACGGGATACGCTCTCTTCCTTGGATATACCATTTTCTATGGCATCAAAGAACTCGGATACCTTATACGTACCGTTATTTATCTTACTGATGAAATCAGAATACCCTTTGGGAGAGTATTTTCTCATATAAGGATACAGTCGGGTTCTGGCGTACTCGACAAGGATTTCATCAGTCTTACCCATCGCTATGTCGTTAGCTAGCTTATTATTGAAGTCAGGACCGTATTTCCTTCTCAAAAACGATACCTCCACGGTCGTCCATGACGGGTTCTTCCTAGATAGCTTAGCGGCCATCCTATCCACCTGACTCCGGGAGCGGGCAGACATATGTTCCTTGGCGAATTTAATCTCATCCATACCCTTGTCGTATGCCATGGCATCCCTTAAAGCGTTACGGTAAGAATCCGTGACTCCACTCTCCACCGTATCAGGCATATCCATCTCAATAGCCTCAGCGGAAGCGGCGGCGTTAATAACGCTCTTAGCCTCAGCCAGACGATCATATAACTCGTTTATCTTTCTTAATGAGGCGGATCCACGTAACCTATCGAAATCATATTCCCCGTATCTCGTGCTATCCCGGTACTGGATAAGCAAAGGCCTTAGCTGGTCATTGATCTCGTTTATTGTCGCCATCGCCTCCTCTACCTTCTCTATTCTTGATGATGATACAGATTGCTCCGTGATCTTATCAACAAGATTCTCGTAATAATCACCCTCCTCGGATCCCCACATATCCTTGGAGAAGCCAAGATGACCGCCAGCTAGCAGGAACTCAAACGCCGCCTTGCCGCCCTCGGACCGCTCTATCCCACGAAGTATCTCCTTGAACTCGGCGGAAGCCTTACGACCCTCGTTGGTATTCCCGAACTCCTCGGCCCATGCCTCGTCCCAGGCCTTGATCTCCTCGGACATCATCAGAGCCTCTGATCCCTCTTCCTTTGGTGTCCCATCGGAATACCACTCGCTCTTAGCTATAGCCCTGTCACGTAAAATATCCAGATAAGATCTCCAAGCTATAGGATCGGATTGAAACGCCTTCCAATCGACCTTCCCGTTCCTCACGAACTTATCCATAGCCACATACCGGCTCCTGCGGATACGGGTCATGAAATCGGACGTGGCTTGCGATACCCTACGACCCAGTCTTTCCTCGACCTTCTTATTAACTTTCTCGATCTTATCGTAATAAGCCTGCACCATAGGTTTCTCTCGGTTCTCATCCAACCACCTATTTATCGCGTCGAGATATCGTTGCTGATCCTCGAACGTCATGTCCGAGATATCAAAATTCTGGATGGTAGGTTTGAATACATGATATACCTCCTTCGTAATAGGCTTATCCCCATCATATCCTACGATATCATCACGAGTCTTGACCTTAAGCCCCTTATCAGATAAAAGCATGTCGATAAGTTGCTTCTCGGTCTTACCCGTAACCTTTTTAAGATCATATATATCAATAATAGCTTTCGCCTGCTCTGTCCGATACAGTAAATCGTATTTGGCGAAATCACGGGACGAGTCAAGGTAATCAGAGTTCTTACCGTTTATCTTCTGTATAAGATCCTCATTATCCTTTATCCCCCATCCACGCTCTTTCATCATCTTAGTCATCTTATTGATATTAGCCACACCCTCAACATGAGCGTCGTTATAAGCCTTGGCAAGACGTTGCCCTAACATGCCTAAGATAGCGTTACCACTATGCTCCAGTGTGCCAAAGAATCGGGACATGACATTGATATCCTTATGGATGTTATTTATCAACTTCTTTATCCCATTCCAATATCTTTCCGGGATATTAAACATCCGAAGCTGTCCATCCAGCCAGTCCTCATTACGATCACTTCGAAGGGCGTTTATATCAGACATAGATGTCTCAGCCATCCGCAATATATCATCCATATCCTCTACCATGCCAACCTTATTGCTGCCATAATAATCAGCCGCCTGATTATTGACGAATCCACGAAGGTTCCTGATCAGAGGAACTATCTCCCCATATACGTTATCGATAACCTGTATCGTCTCATAATCCAATCCTTTTCCGCTCTTACGTAGGCTACTGGCGACAGTGACCAAATACTCCACCTCAGCCTTGGCGGTCGCTATGACGCTCTTGGTGGATAATAGGTTGTTATTCTTATTTAGCTCACCCCCGACTTGTCTTACCTTCTCGCCTATATCACGTAGAAGGGAGATGCTTTCCCCGATCCTCTGGCTCTGGCTTGACCTCATCCTCTGTAACCTAGTGTATAGCCTTTCCAATGACCTACCGTTCTTGATCAACTTATTAGCCACGTCAACGTCCGATAACGAATACATGAGATGATTGCTATCCTTTAGCAGAAGCACGTCAAAGGCGCTTGGATCATCAGCTAACGCCGACTCCTTTATCCTATCAAGTACCTTATTTAAATCCGATCTTTGGCTAGAGAAGAAATTACGTATAGCTCGTACCATCCTGCCAAACAAGGAGAGCTGGCCGCCCCCAGCCGGGGCCAGATCCTCTCCCGCCTGTTCCATGCCCGGCACGAACCGCTGGGCCAACGTCTTGC